CTCCGGAATCTACCTCCCCTCGCCCGTAATACGCTGGTCGTCGCCGACTACACGCGGAAGGACGGCGACGGATGACCGTAGCCGCCCGCACTACGCCAGAGCTGGTCGGTCGCTCCGAGCCACGCCTCGCCCCGCCCGCTCCGCTCACCTCGCTCCATGCCGAGTTCGAGACCGAGGCCAAGGGTGCCGGCATCAAGTTGCTGCCCTGGCAGAGCATCGCCAGCCGCTATATGACAGCGGTTAGTGGTGAGCACTGGACCTACCCCGAGGTGTCGGTCGTCGTCGCCCGCCAGAACGGCAAGACCAAGCTGCTCGTCCCGCACGTCCTCCAGCGGTTGAGCATGGGTCGCAAGCTGCTACACACCGCCCAGAACCGCACCCTTCCCCGACAGGTGTTCATGGAGGTGGCCCGCGCCCTCGATCCGAGCCGGGTGTTCAACATCCGCTTCGCCAACGGACAGGAGGAGATCCGGCTCAAGAACGGCGGCTCCTACCTGATCGTCGCTCCCCAGCGCGGAGCTCGTGGCCTGTCGGCCGATGACCTGATCATCGACGAGGTGCGCGAGTTCGAGGACTTCGACATCCTCGCGGCCGCGTCGCCGACCCTCACCGCCTCCCAGAACCCGCAGACCCTGTTCCTGTCCAACGCGGGGTCCGATGAGTCGGTCATCCTCAATGACTTGCGGCGCCGCGGCGAGGACGCCGAGCCGACGCTGGCCTACCTGGAGTGGTCGGCCGCCGAGCATTGGGCGATGGACGACAAGCAGGGCTGGGCCGAGGCCAACCCGTCGCTGGGCTACTTCCCCGGCATGATGAAGGTGCTCGAGGACGCCTACGCCAGTCGCCCGCCCGCCCTGTTCGAGACGGAGCACCTGTGCCGCTGGGTGGTCTCCATGCAACCGCGCCTGGTGCTCGACGCCAAGTGGGAGCTGTGCCGCGGCAAGCTGGAGGAGCCCAACCGCCCCGCGATGGCGCTCTCGATGTCACCAGACGGCCGCAGAGCCTCGTTCGCCCTCGCTTGGCAGCAGAGTGATGGTCGGATCGCGCTGACCTCCATGTTGGAGGCCAAGGGTGAGCCGATCGACACCGACCTGCTGGGCAAGGATGCACGCCAGCAGGCGACCGAGAAGCAGGTCAAGCAGGTGGCCTTCGCGTCGTGGACCGATGCGGATCTGGCCCGCCACTTCACCATCGCCAAGCCGCTGGACGGCAAGGAGTTCGCCGCCGCTACCGAAAACTTCGTGCGGCTGATTGAATCGGGACGGCTGATCTGGGACAGGGCGGAAGGCGTCAGCGAGGACTTGCCGTGGACCGCCCGAAAGCCGCATGACTCCGGCGCCTGGATAGCCGTCCCGGCCTCCGACCGTTCGATCACCGCCGTCCTGGCAGCCATCCGGGCCACCTGGCTGGCGTCTGCTCCTAGACCCCCAGCACCGAGGATCGGCTAATGGCTAACGCCCTGACCAAGATGGCCCGACTATTCCTTGACGGTATCCCGCCGTCCGACATGCAGCAGCGATCACTCGAGCTGACCGCCAGCTTCTCCGACCAGATCAACTGGGCCACCCGCCAGCTCGGCACCCGCCCGTGGCGCTCCTCGAGCATCAAGGAGACCTTGGGTGTCCCCGCTATCTGGGGCGCCGTGTCCCTGATCGCCGATACGGTCGGCTCCCTGTCGCTCGAGGCGTACCGGCAAGGCGTCCTGCTCGAAGCCGATGCCCGCCCGCGGCTCATCATCCGCCCTAATCCGTTCAGCACCCCGCGGGCCTTCTTCCGTGATACGGCCTTCTACCTCGCCAGCCGCGGTGAGGCGTGGTGGTGGGTGCCCAAGCGGGATACCGATGGGGCAGCCCTCAGCCTGTACCCGGTGCCGCCGTGGCAGATCCGGGTCGAGAAGAACCCGCGCAACCCGCTCCGTCCGATCATCCATTGGCTCGATGCCGAGATGAACAACGACGACATGCGCCAGATCACCTACATGCCCGACGACGACGGGCTTCGTGGCATGGGTCCGCTCCAGGCGTGCGGTGCGGCCATGTCGGTCGCGGTCGAGTCCCAGGAATGGGCCGCCAACTTCTTCAGCTCACCCATCCCGTCCATGATCGGTGAGACGGAGCAGGACATGAACGAAGACGAGATGAAGGCGCTCAAGGAACAGTGGAACGAAGAAAGCAGCAACCAGATCCGGTTCGTCACCAACGGGCTCAAGCTGCACACTCTCGACGTCAACCCCGAGCAGGCGCAGCTCACTGATACGCGCCAGCACTCGGTCGGAGATGCGGCCCGCATCTTCAACATGCCCGGACCGCTGCTCGAATACCAGATGTCCGGCTCCTCGCTGACCTACAACAACCAGGCCGACATCTGGCAGGACTTCCAGCGCCGTTGCCTGTCGCCGCACTACCTCGAGCCGATCGAGCAGGAGATGAGCGACATGCTCACCCGGGCCACCGTCTCCCGCTTCAACCTCAAGCAGCTTCTCCGCGCCGACCCCATGACGCGGGCCCAGGTCCACCAGCTCAACATCGGCTCCGGCATCTACGACGCGCAGACGGCCGCTCGGGAGGAGGGCTACGCGCCTGGTAACGTCGACTTCGCGCCGACGCCGCTGGCCCTGCCCGCCGCCACGCCGAGCACGTTGCCGATCCAGACTCGCTCCGCCGATGGGGTGCGCTGCGGCAACTGCAACAAGCAGCTCGCCCAGCATCTCACTCCGCCGTATCGGATGGTCTGCCCGCGCTGCAAGACGGTGGCCGAGGAGTCTGCCCAGCAGCGATCGCAGGATATGACCCTCCACGTCGACGCGGCCCCGCCGCCGGTCATCAACCTGCCCGCCCCGGTCGTCAACGTGGCGCCGGCCGAGGCCCCCATCGTCAACGTTCACACCGACTCATTCGTCGAGGCTATCGCGGACCTCAAGACCCTGATGTCGGCTCCTCGCACCAGGACCGTCATCCGCGACGCCAACGATCAGATCATCGGAAGCACTGAGGAGATCACACATGGCAGCCGGTAGTTGGACCTTCACCAATGGGGCTCGGACGAAGCTGCTGGATGGCACCTTCGATCTCGACACTGACTCGTGGAAGATGGCACTCTTCCTGTCTACCTCGAACCTCGCCGCCTCGTCGACCACCTACGCGGCCCTGACCAACGAGCACGCCAACGCCAACGGTTACACCACGGGCGGGATCGCCATCAGCCTGACGCTGGCGGGCACCACCACGGTCACGGTTGACATTGCCACCGACCCGGTGTGGACCGCCTCGGGCGGATCCATCACCGCCAAGTGGGCCGTCATCTACGAGGTCGGCGGCAACATCCTGTGCTACGCCACGCTCGACTCGGGCGGGGCTGACGTGACGGCCACCACTGGGAACACCCTGACCGTCGCCGCCAATGCGTCGGGGGTGTTCACGCTGGCCTAGACAGTGGCCTCGCAAGGACCGCTGTTCCCCGGTACGACTGGCACTCTCGCCAACGCCGGCACATCCGAGAACGCCGAGGCGTGGGTCAGCCCTGGCAACATCGTCAGTGACAACGCCACCGAGGCGTCGATCACGGCTGCCACCTACGACTCGCCGGATCTCAGCCAGCTTCTCGTTGCCTCTAACTTCGGCTTCACCATCCCGGCCAGCTCGACCATCGACGGCATCACGGTCGAGGTCGACCGCCGCTCGATCATCGCCGGCTCTGGACAAGACTTCCGGGTCCAGCTCGCCACCGGGACGGCTTTCGCCAATCTGGTCGGCAGCAACAAGGCCGACACCGCCCTCACCTGGCCCAGCACCAGCACAATCAAGACCTACGGCGGTGCCGCTGACACTTGGACCGCCGGCCTGACCACCGCCCAGGTCAACGCCGCGGGCTTCGCGGTCATGCTCACCTGCAAGGCCATCATCGCCAACGCCGATGTCGGCGTCGACTTCATCCGGGTCACCGTCAACTACACGCTGGTCCCCGTCGTCGCCACGCCGGGCGTCGTTGCGACGACGACCTCCACCTTCGCGCCAACCGTGACGGTGAGCAATAACCAGCTCGCCACGATCGGCCTCCTCGCATCGAGCTCGGCTGTCTTTGCTCCTTCGGTCGTGGTCAATACCAACGTGGTGCCGGCGACTGCCAGCGTGGCCTCGAGCACCTTCGCGCCGTCGGTCAGTACGCCGACCACACTGTCGCCCAATCCGGTCTCGATCACCCTGACCCAGTTCAACCCGGTGGTCAGGACGCCGGTCCTCGTCACGCCAGACGCCTCGGCCAAGACCCTGACCACGTTCGCCCCAACAGTGTCGGCGCCTGATAACAAGGTCGCCACGCCTGACCTGATCGCGCTCGCCACCTCGCTGCTTGCGCCGACCGTCACCGCCAGTGATCACCAACGAGCCGTCCCCGATCTGGTCGCGACGACGACTGCGACCTTCGCTGCCACTGTGACCGCGACGGAGCATCGACTGGTTACACCTGGCCCGCTGGGACTCACCGCCACCTTGTTCGCACCCGATGTGGAGGCAACGGGCGGTCAGGCGGTCACCGTTACGCCGGCAACCGCGATCCTCAACCTGACCCGCTTCCTTCCCAAGGTGACGGCTGGCGGCATCAACGGGGCGAAGCCCAAGTTCCGGCCACCGCACAACATCCGGGTCAGACCAGCGGCTGCTCACGCTCGTTTGCAGACCTTCCCGATCAGCGTGGTGCTGTTCGACCGCGACCTCACGGACTTCACTACGTTGTCGTCACTCGGCCTCATTTGACAGGTTCGCGTACACTGTCGGCAGACGAATATCGACCGGCCGTACTCCAGTAGTCAGTCCGGGTAGAAGTGGCCTCCTAGCGCGGATCGTGCCCCGAGCGCATCTAGGAGGCCATTCCCTATGTCCGACGAAATGATCGAGTTCCAGGCGCAAAGCCTGGAGGTGCGCGACCTCGCCAAGCGTGAGATCGGCCTGTTCATCGTCCCGTGGGACACCCCGATCGACACGCTTCAGGGCCGCGAGATGTTTGCGCGTGGCGCGTTCGATGGGGTCGACCCGTCCAAGGTCCGGCTCCGCATGGACCACCAGAACCCGCCGGCTGGCAAGGGCATCGCCCTCGAGCAGCGCGACGACGGGGCGCACATGGTGTTCAAGGTCAGCAAGACCAGCCGCGGCGACGAGATCCTGACCCTCGCCGACGACCACGTTTCTGACGGCGCCTCAGTGGGCTTCATGGAGGTTCCCGGTGGAACCACCGTCGAGACCCGCGACGGCCGCCGCACCCGCATCCACCGCAAGGTCGATCTTGCGGAGGTGTCCACCACTTGGCAGCCGGCCTATTCCCAGGCTGGCGTGACGTTCATCCGCTCACAAGAGCCGGAAGCACCCGTAGCAGAGGAGGCCCCCGTGGCCGAAGCAGAAGCCCCGGTCATTGGGGCAACGAGCAACGAGTTCGAGTCAGCCGTGCGTGCGGATCTCGCAAAGTACGGCACCACCATCGAGAACATGGCCGACGCGATGGCCGGCCGGATCGAGAAGCTGGAGGAGCAGCAGCGGTCCCAGTTCACCATCCCCTCCGGCAATGCCGACAAGCCCAAGCCCTCCCGTGGCGAATGGGTCCAGGTCGTGCTCAAGATGCTGTCGGGCGAGCGCGTGCCGGAGATGCAGATCCGCGCACTCGACGAGCTCGTCACCACCGACAACCTGGGCGTGGTGCCGGATGCCATCAGCACCGAGCTGATCGGCGTCATCGACCCGTCCCGGCCGTTCATGCAGTCCACCCGCCGGATGGAAACCCCGGCCTCTGGCCTGACCCTCACCCTCCCGGTCATCGAGCAGCGGCCCACGGTCGCCAAGCAGACCAACGAGAAGGATGAGGTCGACTCGACCAAGACCATCATCACCAGCACCGACTTCGTGGCCGCGACCTACGCGGGTGGTGGAGACATCAGCCTCCAGCTCCTGAAGCGGTCCAGCCCGTCCTACCTGAGCCTGTACCTCGAGCTGCTGGCCGAGGCTTACGCCCTGACCACCGAGGCGGCAGCGGTCGCCAACATCATGGCGGCCGGCATCAACTCGGGCGGGGCGCTCGACCCGGAGGCGCTGGCCCTCGGCCAGAGTTGGAGCAACGCGGTCAGCAGCGCCTTCAAGCGCGGACCTGACACGATCTGGATGTCCTCGGCCGCGGTGGCCGCGTTCATCGACGCCAAGAACGACGGCAGCAATGCCCCGCTCTACTCGCAGCTCAGTGCCAACTTCACCGCCGGTGGCGGCGTGGGTGGCTCGATCCAGGGTCTGCGGGCGGTCTACGTCCCGGCGATGGATGCCACCGCCAACGACGTGCTGGTCGGTCCCTCGCGTGGCTTCGCGTGGGCCGAGGATGGGACGTTCGTTCTCCAGGTCGACGTGCCGGCCCTGGCCGGACGCGACGTGGCGATGGTCGGCATCGTCTGGCTGGCGGCTCTCTACCCGGCAGCCTTCACCGCCTTCAGCGTCAGCGGTGGCGGAAGCTAACCGATGTGGCCCGAGCTGGACGAGCTCAAGCAGAAGCTCGACGTTCAGGGGACCGATTGGGATGACCATCTCGAGCGGCTCCTGAGCGCCGCCATCGCGCAGGTGCAGATTGACGTGGGTGAGCCGGTGGACACGCCGGATGACTCTCTCGCCCACGCTGCCCTGACCCTGGCGGTCAGCCTCGGGTCGACGGAGGGCGAGCCGGACGTTTCGGCGGCGGCTCGCCTTCCCAAGTACCAGCGACTCCTCAAGGGCCACCGTGTGAGGTTCGGAATCGCATGAGCGACCTGTCCATGATCCGCGGCGACTCCGCGACCTTCCTGTTTGCACTCAACATCGACCTGACCGATGCGGTCGGGGTTTGGATGACGGCCAAGAGCGCACGGGCTGACGCCGATCCCGGCGTATTCCAGAAGTCGGTTGGCGCCGGCGTCACCGTGATCGACGAACCTACGGGCACGATCTCGGTCGAGCTAGATCCCGCGGACACCGAGGATCTTGACGCCGTTACCAACCGGCTTTACTTCGACGTCCAGGTGCAGGACGTGGACTCCAAGGTCAGCACCCCGGTCATCGGGCGGCTCATCGTGCGGCCCGACGTGACCACCACGGTATCTGGCTCCTGATGGCGACCCTCAAGGGCTCACGCGAGCTTAGGGCGCGTCTGAGGGCCATCAAGACCGTGTTCAAGCCGGTGGGCCGTCAATGGACCGACGAAACCACCCGCCTCGCCCGCTCCCGCGTGCGCGTGCGCTCGGGTGCCACCCGCAACAGCATCCGCCGCAAGAACGCCAGCATGACCAAGGCAGCCGTCGTCGCCACCGGTGGAGCGCGGTTCCTCGAGGCTGGCGTCACGCCGCACACCATCAAGGCCAAGAAGATGACGGCCATGAAGTTCAACGCCTCTGGCCTGCCGCGCTTCGCCAAGAAGGTCAAGCACCCCGGCAGCCGCGCCCATCCGTTCCTGCGGATCTCCGGGCGTGACGCGCTGTCGAAGATCGACATCCTGCGCGACCTGCTCGACCTCTGGAACAAGGCGGCCTGATGGGCTTCCGTGCCGACATGCGAGCTGCTGCCGTGGCCCTGCTCAACAGCTACAAGGCCGCTAACAGCGGCGCCTTGCGGCAGGTCTATCCTGGCCGACCCGCCAGCCTCAACCCGCCGCTCGGTTTCGTGGACCTCATCAACGAGTCGCAGACCTCCTACGGTGCTGGCCCGACCCAGCGGGTGCCGTCGGTCGAGGTCATCCTGATCCAAGGGCTGTTCGACTCCAAGGATGCGGTCGAGCAGCAGGACGCCCTCGTTGACGGCTTCCTTGCCCATATCCGCGCCAATATCCACGCCTCCGGGGGCTCGACCCTGGTGGCGCAGTCGGTGAGCACTTCGGACATTCCGAACTATCAGCCCGACTGGATCTTGGATGCTCCCATTTACTACGCCACGCGCGTCACGCTCGAAGGTCTGAAACTCGAAGGCGGCGTGGTATGAAGCCCCGAGGTGGGGCGTCCTCGACGGTGGACCGTAACCGTCAAGTCTTAGGAGGTTAGCCCCACCATGCCCGTAGCGATCCCCGGCCTGATTGCGCTCCGCCGTCACCTGTTCGGCAGACAGGAGACGTTCGGGACGCCCTACAACGCGAGCCGCGCCTACCCCTTCTCGGGAGTGCCGGACGTGAACCTCAACTGGACCGACGTGGAAGGCGACTTCGGCTCGGTCGACCCGGTGGCCCCGCCCTACCGTGGGGTGCCGGACCTCACCGCCTCGCTGACCGACAACGCGGTGGCGTATGACGACCTACCGCTGATGCTGGCGAGCATCCTCGGCGACAACGTGGAGCCCACCGGCGGCGGTGCGGCCAAGACCTGGACCTTCCAGCCGGCCTCGCTGACCCAGGATGACATCGACGTCTTCTCCTACCAGTTCGGTGACGACGTGGAGGACGACTGGTTCCTGATGTTCGACGGCCTCACCGAGTCGATCACCTTCACCTTCCCGCGTGGGCTCGGTCCGGTCACGGCCCAGATGAACTGGCGCTTCGGCTCGGCTCGCTACGCTGGTGCGTCGGAGACCGACCTCGATCCTGAGATCACGGTGCCGACCGTCGGCCTGTCGGTGGACTCCGCCGCGGTCCCGGTCTACCTCGGTGACGCCAAGCTCTACATCGACAACGCGGCTGGCAGCCTCGGCTCCAACCAGGTGTCCGATGCGCTGTACGGCGGCACGCTGACCATCAGCCGCGAGCTCGATCAGAAGCGGTTTGCCAACGGCACCCACTTCGACCTGTCGGGCTACTCGAGCGGCAAGCGCAACATCGAGTTCCAGATGGACTTCGCCAAGACCTCCGACATCGTGGGCACCAGCTCCGAGTCAGACGCTTGGTTCAGCACCACGCCGGTCGACCGCTTCGTGCGGCTGGCCTTCACCAGCATCCCGTTCATCACCGGCTCGACGCCCTACTCGTGGGAGATCGACATGCCGCTGCGCTACTACACCCGCGCCGACGACGCGGAGGGCGGCAACTCGGTCGTGAGTCTCACCGGCCACCAGTTCTACCAGTCGGCCACCTTGGGCTATGCCTTCAAGAGCATCGTCATCAACAAGCTGGCCCTGTCCGGCCTCGAGACCGCTACGAGCTAACGCCTATACGCCGATCTGGAGACTCCAATGACTGAACAAGACGACCTGATCCCGGTGGGGATCGAAGACGGTCTGCACGTCTATCTGCTGCCGCGCCTCAAGTGGCGCCACGTCTCCGCCATCAAGTGGGAGATCCTGGTCGAGAAGGAGAAGGCGGGCATCGACCTTCCGGCCGGCGAGATCATCGGCCTGCTGCAAGAGGGCTACATCACCTACGGGGTGGCCCGTTGGGATCTGCCGATCCCGCTCACCCGCGAGTCGGTCGTGACCGAACTGCTCGGCAACGTCGAACGCGCCTCGATCATCGCTGAGAAGGCCGATGAACTCTACTCGGAGCAGGTGCTGCTCCCTTTAGTGAGGATGGGCGCCAAGTCCTCGCCGCCTACGTCGACCAACGGATCGACATCTCCGACGACTGGCTCATCGGCCGCGCCCCGGAAGCCCTCGAAGCGATCCTCGATCTCCACTTCCCCGACGGCCGCCATCGAGATGACATCCGCACCGCCCGATGGCGACTCCAGCTCCTAGCCGAGATGGGAGTCGGCACCCGCGTCCGAGAGCAGGCTGCTAAGGAGCAGGCGTCCGTGGCACGCCTGAAGCGGTCATGGCGCTGAGTGAGACCGCCCGGCTGATCGCTTCCCTGGAGCTCCAGGACAAGTTCAGCAAGCCTGCGGCCGGGATCGAAGGCTCTGCCAATAAACTGGACAAGACGTTCAGCAACCTAGGCAAGAACCTCGGATCGGGCTTGAGTTCAGCCACTCGCAACCTTGAGCGCATCGGCCTGATCGCCGGTGGATTGGCCGTCGGTGGACTGGTGGCATCGGTCAACGCTGCCAGCGATCTCAACGAGTCAGTCAACAAGGCCAACGTCGTGTTCGGTGCCTTCGCTGACAAGGTCCACTCGTTCGGCCAGACCGCAGCTTCTTCGCTTGGCCTGTCGCGCCAGCAGGCAGAGGAGAGTGCGTCGTCATTCGGCAACTTGTTCAAGGTCGTCGGGCTTACCGATGACGCCTCGGCCGATATGTCGATCAAGCTCGTCACCCTCGCTGGCGATCTCGCCTCCTTCAACAACATCGACCCGGCCGAAGCTCTCGACAAACTGCGCTCCGGCTTGATCGGTGAGGCTGAGCCCTTGCGCTCGGTGGGTGTCCTGCTGACTGAGGCGGCCGTCCAAGAGGAGGCGTACTCAAGCGGTCTCGCCAAGCGCGGTACCAAGCTAACCGAGGCACAGAAGGTTCAGGCTCGCTACAACCTGATTCTCAAGCAGACCACTACGGCGCAGGGCGACTTCGCTCGGACCTCGGATGGGTTGGCGAACCAGCAACGCATCCTCAAGGCGCAGCTCACCGACACCGCGGCCGTCATCGGCACCGCACTACTGCCGACAGTCAACAAGCTTCTACTCCAGTTCACCACGCTGCTCAAGGAGCACCAGCCCGATATCCAGAAGTTCGCTGACTCCCTGCCTGGCATCGCCAGTCGGGTCGAAGCGGTGATCGGTGGTCTGCCGTGGGAAACCATCGGCGGCGCCTTCAAGTTGATGGGATCTGGTGCCAAGCTGGCACTCGAGGCGTTTGAGGGTGCGCCTCCGTGGCTCCAGACCGCGATCCTGACCGGCTGGGGTCTCAACAAACTGACGGGCGGATCCCTCGGCAAGATCGCGATAGACATCGGCAAGGGCTTCTTCCAGCGCGGCTCGACCCCCGCCAACCCGCTGTTCGTCTCGCAGGTCGGCGGTATTCCTGGTGGTGGCGGCGGGGCGCCTGTTGCTGGTGCCCCGGGCGTCTCAGTCCTCGGCACCGTGGCAGCGGTCGCGGCCGGCGTAGCGGTC